TAACACTAAGCTACGTGATGCTGTGTCGCAGTACATCCGTAGTGCTAACTTCGCTAAGCTATCTAGTGCAGTACAGTATAAGTATGAGAGTACACTTAACCGTGTGTGTGCTACCAAGGTACAGAACGGTGCTGAGTTAGGTAACATCAAGCTAAGCGACATCAGGTACAAACATGTGACGTATGCCTACGATAGGTGGACTGATAACAATGGCCCATCTGCTGCTAACTACATGGCTACATGCCTGAGCATCGTACTTAACACAGCCATACGTCACGAGGCTATCATAGCTAACCCTGTGTCACAGCTACAGCGTAAGTCAGAGAAGCCTCGCAAAGTTAAGTGGTCCAAGGATGACGTTAGGTCTTTCCTTTCTACGGCATACTCTGAGTGGCGCTGGCGTAGCATAGGATTGATACTACACATGGCATACGAGTGGGGTCAACGCATAGGTGACATGCGCCTACTCAAGTGGGAGGACATTGACTTCGATGAGCAACGTGTTGACATCACACAGTCTAAGCGTGGCGCTGAGGTACACCTACCTATACCAGATGAATTGCTAGCTATGCTTGAGGCACAGCGTGTAGACTTTGGCTTCCAAGATTATGTAGCACCACGGGTTAAGCCTAACCACAGTGGGTACAGCCCTTACACTGCCATTGAGATCCACACTCAGGTCAACAACATCAAAGCTAAGGCTGGCCTTGACCCTAAGCTACAAGCCAGAGACCTACGCCGTACTGCTATCACTGAGATGGCTGAGGCAGGGGTGGATCTTGTAGGTATCATGCAGGTGAGTGGACACCAGAGTCCCAACAGTGTTAAGCCTTACCTGGTTAACACATTCAGTGGTGCATCAGCTGCACTATCAAAGAGAAGGGGAGACGGATGACAATTAGGTTTCTAATACCAGAGAGCAGTCCTGAGTACCCTTCTTTAGGTTACTGTACGGAGAAAAAGTATAGAATAATACTAGACAAGATGGATACTAACTATGTATTGCAGAGCTTTAGAAGTCCTAAATGGAGGAATCTTAAATACTTTGGTAGCTATGAAAGCCTTACCACATTCCTATACAAAAAAGCCTATGAGTTTGAGGTAATACATACCTACTATTATGAGAAGTATAATACAATAGAGGAGTACTATTGGTGGCGTATACCAAACCATACTAGACTTAAGAAGGCCACTCCTGCTTTCTTACGAGGTAATGACAAAGAAATAAAACGAATTAATGGCATATATAGACTGAGAGATATAATGATACGTTACACAGGTATACCCTATCATGTAGATCATATGTGGCCTATAGCGGATGGTGGCCCCCACTGGAGTGGTAACTTACAGATACTAACTGCAACAGATAACATAAGAAAACACGCTAAGGTGTGTCAAGTTATTAAAAGTGAGATAGGACGAATGTTAGAGGAAGAAAGGCTTAGTTATGAACATACGTGATTACCTAGACACACTCGACATACGAGATGGTGACTCCCTTCGTATGGACTGCCCGTCATGCCGCTCACGCAACACCTTCTCGTGCTTCAAGGATGGCGGTGACTACGTGTACAACTGCTTCAAGCTAAGCTGTGGTTTGCGTGGCGCATACAGTACAGACATGACAGCTTCCGAGATTAAGTTACGCATGAGTAAGACAGAACCTAGTAAGAACAAGGAGATAGAAGCACTAGTTTATCCAGAATATGTAGTGCAGCCTACCTCAGATCACGTTTTGTTACAGAGGTTTATAGACAGGTATGACCTACAACATGAGGGTTTGATGTACGATGTGAAGGATAGACGTGCTGTGTTTCCTATACACTACAAGGGTAAACTTATTGATGCTGTAGGCCGTGCGCTTGATGGTGCTATACCTAAGTGGTATCGCTACAGTGGCAACGCTGACTACTTCACCAAGCGTACCAACTCTAAGGCTGACGTGGCTGTGGTGGTAGAGGATGTAATCAGTGCGATAAAAGTGTCACACTTTATATCCAGCGCAGTAGGCTTTGCAGTCCTGGGTACATCTATAAGTGTGACAATTATGCAACAGCTAGGAGAATTCAACAGGGTGATCGTAGCGTTAGACAGGGACGCAGTACACAAGACCTTGCAATACAAACGAGAGATAGAGCTATGGACAGGGTTACCCACCAAGGCTTTACTGCTTGACGATGACATCAAGTATGGTGTACACGAGGATATAATTAGACTTAAGGAGATGGTACTATGAATACAGTATGGATATTGTTGTGGCTTGTTTTAGTACCTGAGAATGGTATTAGGTACTACCACTTAGGAACGTATGACAATGAGACCTTATGTAAGTCTGGCTTGAAAGACGCAGCAGTTATGGTCAACGATAAGAATGAAACAGTAGAATGTATTGGAGTACAGGTAGATGATTAAGTATGCAACAGGGGGAACTAAAATAAAAAGCGATAATGTTTTTCATACTTGGCGCAGTGTCAGCGAAGTTACCAATGCTTACGTGTCTGTAAAGAAAACTTCTCTAAGAACAACCCCAAAGAAACCAAAAGCATTGAGAGGTAGACCCTGATGTCAATTAAAGCAACGTACATTGACCACATGGGTAATGACTTGACTGTAGCTAACGCTGCACGGGTATCCTTTGGTAAGACAAGTGAGATGGAGGACGATCCTTGGGGTCCACCTAAGCTCAAAGCTAAGGATGATAAGCTAATCCGTTACCTTGCCAAGCACAAGCACATCAGTCCATTCGGACATTGCTTCGCCAGCTTCCACGTCAAGGCTCCGATCTTTGTAGCCCGACAACTCGTGAAGCATAAGTTCTTGAGATGGAATGAGATCAGCCGTAGGTATGTGGATAGTGAGCCTGAGTTCTATGAGCCTTCAGTGTGGCGTGGACGTAGTGCTGACAAGAAGCAAGGCTCTGATGGTGTCGTAAACATAACCCTTGACCAAGAGGTACAGTGGAGCAGGCAACTGTATACATATAAGACCTTACTTTCTGAGGGTGTAGCTCCAGAGCAAGCCCGTATGGTGCTGCCACAGTCTACTATGACTGAGTGGTACTGGTCAGGTAGCCTTGATGCCTTCGCTGATATGTGCAACCTGCGCTGCAAGGATGACACACAGGCAGAGACACGAGAGGTAGCACGACAGATTGACCACAAGATGATTGAGCTATTCCCTGTATCGTGGGATGCATTAACGGAGAATGATGATGGCTAAACTGTATGACTTAGAGCCAATGATAATGGACTGCTGGCATGTATGCGATGACCTACAGGTAGTGTTCAAACAGATAGGTGACGGTGAGCGTGACCCTACCCCAGATGAACTGATGAACGCCCTGCTTGGTATGCAACAGCTATACCAGTGGAAGTTCGAGCAGTTGTTCTTCAAGTATGAGGAGGTACTACGTGACAGACAATGAGTGGCCTATGGAGGCAGACTTTAGTGACATCAGACCTATGACACCAGAGGAACGTAAGGCATCCTTGGATCGTGATGAAAAGAACAAGTGGCGCAAGTGTGTAAGCTGTGGTAATGCAAGCAAGGACACATGGTGTAGCTTCTGTCTGGAGGAAGAGTAATGATAAACAGTGAATGGAAACGATTGATGAAAGAGCATGAAGACTTTAAGGGTAGCGTAGTAGCTGAACATACAGCTGATAACGTGAACAGCCCAGCGCACTACGGTAAAGGAAAGATAGAATGTATTGACTACATCGAAGACTTCCTAACTAAAGAGGAATACATTGGCTACCTACGGGGTAACATAGCTAAGTACCTACACCGCTGGCGTTACAAGAACAAGCAAGAGGATCTACTCAAGTCACAGTGGTACTTAGATCGTCTAGTACATCTTGATGGAAAGGACACAGCATGATACCTTTAGGTCAACTAAGATTGTTACTCACTAAGGCGGGGTTAGATTATGTCATCACTCGTGTTGAGGGTAACGTAGCACACGTCAACATATGGGTAGCGGAGCAGCCAGATGTACAGCGTTGAGTTTGAGCATGACATTGCTATCGTTACTAGTATGGATGAGGGTGATGAGTTCGAGGACTTGGAGGTGGTGCTTGCTGATGAGGGTGTGGTGTACCTCAGGCAGTACGATGAGTCATATAAAAGCTACCAGCTTATCGTAATATCTTATCAGCAGCTACTAGACTTAATCACTTCACTAGATCAAACAGAAGGCATGTGGAGATTAGAACCTATAAAGGACACACGATGATAGAATATCTATATGGTGCAGCTACTATGTATGCGTTGGGTGCTATCCTTATGCTTAACGTAACAGATCCATCTGATCCTGAGAGACCCAACTCACACATATGGTTCTCACTTGGTTGGCCCGTGGCAGCTATCGTTTCTATATACGAGTTCCTTCGTTATGGATCAAGAGAGGATGAATAACATGACAGAGACAGCATTACTACGCAACCTAATGAACAAAGAGTTCTACGACAACCACAAGGGTATGCGTTGTCCTGATGCGTTGTTCACTAAGGACATGCGTAAGATCAAGCAGGCTCTGGATCAGGCTATGTCGCTATACGACAAGAGTATCACACCCTCTGAACTAGAGGCACTGTTCTTTACAGCTAACCGTACTATGACTACGGCTAACAAGGAGGCATACTCTCACCTGTTCAAACGCATTGAGAGTGAGTCACCTATGCACGAGGAGATTGCTACTGAAGTACTGTCTCGCTTGTTCCAGCAACACGTGGGTGAGTTAGTAACTAACCTAGGGTTTAACTATGTTAACGGAGAGGAGAACAACCTAGAGAAGCTACGCAAGCTAGTCGAGGACTACAAGGATGACTTCACACCTAACCTCAACATCCAGTTCGAGGACATTGAGTTGGATACTATCCTTGAAGGTATCCAGATTGAGACACAATGGAAGATGAACATCCCTAGCTTACGTGATCGTGTCGAGGGTATCAGTGGTGGTCACTTAGTTATGGTAGGCGCACGTCCTAACACAGGTAAGACTACCTTCCATGCGTCCCTCATTGCGGCGCCTAATGGGTTCGCTCATCAGGGTGCTAGGTGTTTGATCCTGACTAACGAGGAGAAGGCAGTGCGTGTAGCTGCACGGTATGTTCAAGCCTCCTCAGGTATGAACATCAAGCAGATCACTGAGAACAAAGCACTGGCCCTGTCACGCTACACTAAGGTCAAGCAACAGATCCAACTAAAGGATAGTACAGGCAAGGACATGGCGTGGGTTGAGGCTGTAGTTAAGAGCTATAAGCCTGACATCGTAGTACTAGACATGGGTGACAAGTTCGCTAGCCGTACCTCTGACAAGTCTGACGTGTACCTAAAGGATGCAGCTATCCATGCACGTAACATTGCTAAGATCTACAACTGTGCTGTGATCTGGATGTCACAACTTAGTGCTGATGCCGAGGGTGTAGTGCAACCTAACATGTCTATGATGGAAGGTAGTAAGACAGGCAAGGCAGCTGAGGCAGACTTGATGGTGCTTATCTCTAAGAACAGACAGGTTGAGGGTGTTGACGAAGAGGAAGACTTGACACGCTACCTGACTATCGCTAAGAACAAACTCGATGGTGGTTGGCATGGACGTATTACTTGTGAACTGGATGGCGACATAGCACAGTACACAGCATAGGAGAGATGATGAGAACAGTATTAGATGTAGAGAACAACACTACTAAGCGAGAGGGTAAGACCTTGCTTGACCCTTGGGAGCCAGGTAACTTCTTAGTGCAAGTGGGTACTCTCAATGTAGACAAGATTGACGAAGAGCATATACTTACCTTCGATCACAAGGAGAGGAAGGACACAGGTGGTGGTGCTGCGTTTGTACTACAGGCTGTACTGGATGAGACTTCTCTTTTGATTGTACACAATGCACGGCATGACTTACCTTGGCTATGGGAGTCAGGCTTTACCTATGACGGTGAGGTGTATGACACTATGATAGGTGAGTACCTACTGCTGCGTGGTACAAAGCGTGGTATAGGCTTAGGGTATTGCGCTGAGGTGCGTGACCTACCGTCCCGTAAGACTGACGTACTAAAGGAGTACTATAAGAAAGGATACAACACAGATGAGATACCCCTCGCTGAACTACGAGACTACCTAAAGTGTGACTTAAATGTCACACGTGAGTTGTTCCTTGCACAAGAGGAAGACTACTCTAAGCCTGAGAGTCAGTCGATGCTAAAGGTACGAGACATAAGCATGAAGGTTGCAGTTACCCTGTGTAAGATGTACCAGCGTGGCTTCAAGGTGGATCGTGCTGCACTGGATGAGGTACGTAAAGAGTTTGAGGATGAGAAGGTGCAGCTAGAGACACGCCTTAACATGCACGTGCGTAAGCTTATGGGTGACACGCCTATCAATATCAACTCATCCGAGCAGATGTCCAACGTGATCTATAGTAAGAAGCCTAAGTCTAAGAAGGAATGGGTAGAGCTATTCGATCACGTCAACAACAAGGATGAGTACAAGTCTACCGTAGCAGCTAACACAGATCGTATATTCAAGACGCAAGCCTATACGTGTGAGACTTGCGAGGGTACAGGTAAGACGTATCGCATCAAGAAGGATGGCACTAAGTATGCAAGGCCTAACAAGTGTAAGGACTGTGAAGCTAGAGGGTATCGCTTGAAGCAGCTGAACCAAGTGGCAGGGCTTAACTTCTCTGCGCCCAACAAGGATTGGGTCAGTTCTAGTGGGTTCTCTACATCAAAGGGTAACCTGGAGATACTGATTGCTACGGCTAAGAGTAAGGGTATGTATGATGCGATAGAGTTTCTTACTGATTATCGTAGGCACAATGCTGTGGGTAGCTACCTGTCTAACTTCGTAGAGGGTATTGATTTGTACACTAAGCCTGACGGTAGGCTACACGTTGACCTATCCCAGACTACTACAGCAACAGGCCGCTTCTCTGGGCGTAACCCTAACATGCAGAACATGCCACGAGGTAACACCTTCCCAGTTAAGAAAGTGTTTGTGTCTCGTTGGGAGGGTGGCTACGTTATGGAGGCTGACTTTGCCCAGCTTGAGTTTAGAACTGCTGCGTTCTTAGCACAGGATGAGGTAGCTATGCAGGAGATTGACGATGGCGTAGACGTACACGCTTACACTGCTCAGGTTATCACTGATGCGGGTGAGCCTACTACCAGGCAGGAAGCAAAGGAACACACGTTTGCACCCCTCTTCGGGGCTACAGGTTATGGTAGAAGTACAGCTGTCAAGGCTTACTACGAGCACTTCACTGAGAAGTATAAGGGAGTAGCTAAGTGGCATAAGAAACTAGGTAAGGAAGCAATTACCCTACTAAAGATTACTAACGTAAGCGGTAGGCAGTATGCATTCCCTGACGTACACCGCAGAGAGAATGGCAGCATAAGCCACATGACTAGCATCAAGAACTACCCAGTGCAGGGCTTCGCTACAGGTGATGTAGTACCCGTGGTACTGATGGAGTTGGAGGAGAGGCTCAAGCCTTTACAGTCGTGCTTGGTTAATACTGTACATGACTCTGCTGTTATAGATATACACCCAAAGGAGAAGGACTATGTGATTGCTATCATACACAGTATGAACGAAGACCTAACTCGTATCATAGCTGAGGCCTATGATGTTGAGATGAATGTACCACTATTATTAGAAGCTAAGATCGGGCCGAATTGGCTTGACACAGTGGATGTATAGTGCTATAACTAGACCTCTTTAACCCGTACACAGAAAGGTTCTTGTACAATGACTAGCACAGAAGTAACACTAACAACTGACGGACGTTCTATTGCAGAGATGATGGGTCTCTCAAAAGGTAGTAGCGGTAAGCGATCAATGCTTGCACGGTTCAGTCAGATCCATAGCCCACTCAAGGGTGACATGGAGATCAACGGCAAGGCTGTTCGAGTAGACGTTGTACCAGCTGGTGCATACAAACTCTTACAGTCGGATGATAAGGTAGCCTATGCAGTCTCACCTAAGATCCGCATCTACGCACAGCGTATGCAGTGGACACGTTGGGACTCAAATGAAACCATTATGATTAAGACTGTACTCGTTAACAACCTGACGGGTGACTTGAAGGACAACACTGGAGGCTTCAATGCGGGGCGTCCGTCTGGTTACGTTGAAGACTTCAAGTCTTTACCTAAGTCTACACAAGAATTGATGCGTAATGTTAAGCGTACCAAGGTTGTGTTCGGTACTGTAGTAATGCAGGGCGCTACTGATGAGCAGGGTAATGCTATTGAGGATGCATCTATCACAGAGCAAGAGATACCCTTTGTATTGGATGTAAAGAGCCGGGGTAGTATCACTGCTATTGATGACATTATGAAGTCTATTGACCGTAAGAACTCTCTACCCCTGCAGTACTTCCTTAACATGGGTGCAGAGATGCACAGTATGCCTAACGGTAGTGAGTACGCCACGTTTGACATCACCCTGGGCGACAAGGTAGACTTAGTTGAGGCAGACAAGGACATCCTTGATGGCTTTATGGAGTGGATTAGCGGCATGAACAACTACATTAACGACACTCACAATGAGAAGAGTGGTAGCTCTGGCCTGTCTGCTACTGAGGAGTCCATCATCAACGACATCATTGACGTAGAGGTAGCTGAATAATGAACCACGTTGCTGAACTAGCACTACACACATTCCTACAGAAGGCACTTGCTGGTGAATCTACAGTAGATGAATCTGTAATCTCTAAGGTAGGTGAAGACGTAGCGGATGCTATGCGTAAGCAGTTCAGCAGCGGCCCTCGTGATGAGTTCAAGCTTAGGATGTCCAACCTCGGGCGTCCTAAGTGCCAACTCTGGTACGAAAAGAATGACCCAGAAGATAAGATACCTTTCCCTCCACACTTCCTGATGAACATGATCTTAGGAGACATTGTGGAGGCGGTATTCAAAGGGTTACTTCGGGCTGCTGCTGTTGAGTTTACTGACAATGAAAAGGTTGTACTCACCCTGTCTGACGGTACAGAGATCAACGGTGAGTTCGACATGATCTTAGATGATAAGGTTGATGACGTTAAGTCTGCCTCACCCTGGTCTTACATGCATAAGTTCTCAGACTTCGAGACCTTAGCTAAGGGTGATGCCTTTGGTTATGTAAGCCAGCTTGTAGGCTACGCTACTGCAGCTAACAAAGGAGTAGGTGGCTGGTGGGTAATCAACAAAGCTAATGGTCACTTCAAGTATGTTGATGCATCATCCGTAGATGTCGATCAAGAGTTAAACAAGATCGAAGATACGGTAGCGTACATCAAGGAGGACAAACCTTTTGAGCGTTGCTTTGAGGCTATCCCTGAGACGTACCGCAAGAAACCGTCAGGTAATCTAAAGCTTGGCGTATCGTGTGGCTTCTGTGCTTACAAGCATAAGTGCTGGCCTGACTTGCAGACCTTACCGTCTCGTGTCTCTACTGCTAAAGAGAAACCTATGGTAGACTATGTGTTTATAGGAGATGAGCTTGGTAGTACGGAAGCATAACGCTAACAGATACCGTAGTGGCTTAGAGAAAGTTGTAGCTGAGTACCTGAAACAAAACAAGAAGAACTTTAGGTATGAAGATCTTAAGATTGAGTGGAAGGATCTCAGGTACAGGACTTATACTCCAGACTTTATCTTAGACAACGGTATCATAGTTGAGACAAAGGGTATCTTTGATAATGAGGACAGGCGTAAGCACTTAGCAGTAAGGGAGCAACACCCTGAGTTAGACATCAGGCTAGTGTTCAGTAACGCCAGGGCTAAGTTATATAAGGGTTCTAAAACAACATACGCAATGTGGTGTGAAAAGAATAACTTTCTGTATTCACATAGGGTAATACCCCCTGACTGGCTTGAAGAGAAAGGTAAGGCAGTCAAGACCAAGCGTATCAAACTTAAGGTAGGTTCTTAATGTATGAAAAGTTCAGTGTAACACTTGTATTAAATGTGGATAGGGATGCTAACTTCCTATCGTCAGTACAAGATGCACACCCAGAAGATGTGTATGACTTAATTAAAGATATGTTCTATGACGTTGATGATGTCAAAGTAGAAAACTTAGTAGTGAAGGACAGGTTATGATAACACTAGATGATATTGAGGCATTCATGCCAGCCTCACCAGAAGAATGTCTTGAAGAGTTTATCCTGGCATTCAAGGCTTCCTTAGACCCAAGGCTATGGGTCACTCTTATCCGAGAGGAGTTCAAGGAAATGCAAGCTGAGAAGACAGGTACAGTAGAGCATCTCAAGGAAGTGGCTGATCTACTCTACGTTATTGAGGGTTTACGATTGGTGGCCCCTAACCACCTAAACCTTCTTATTGATGACGAAGAGATAGAAAGTATAGACACTCTTCTTGAGCAAGCCGACAAGGAGCTTGGTAATGCAGAAGGTTTCTATGGACACAACACAGTCTATGATGCCTTTCTACTGGTGCATGAAAGTAATATGTCCAAGCTAGACTTGGATGGTAAACCAATCTTTAGGGAGGATGGCAAGGTTCTTAAAGGACCAAACTACAGAGCGCCTAACCTCTCACACTTAATATAAAAAGGGATAACAATGAGTACTAACTACCTACCAACAGACTATCAATCATTCATCCACAAGTCTCGCTATGCCAAGTACTTTGATGGTAAAGGCCGTGAGTCCTATGGTGAAACAGTGGCACGTTACATTGACAATGTAGTACGCCCTGCCGTTAAGATGGATAACTCTTACATTAAAGACATTGAGCAGGCTATCCTTAACCAAGACATCATGCCATCAATGAGAGCTATGATGACAGCTGGCCCAGCGCTTGATCGTGACAACACAGCAGGGTACAACTGTAGCTACCTACCCGTAGATGACCCTAAGTCCTTCGATGAGGCTATGTACATTCTCCTCTGTGGGACGGGGGTTGGCTTCTCCGTTGAGCGCCAGTTCATCAGCAAGCTCCCAGAGGTGCCTGAGTTGTTCCAGAGTGAGTCTATCGTTGTCGTTAAGGACAGTAAGGAAGGCTGGGCTAAGGGGTTCCGTCAAGTTCTTGCACTCCTCTGGGCTGGTGAGATCCCTAAGTGGGACGTATCACAGGTACGCCCTGCAGGGGCAAGGCTTAAGACGTTTGGTGGCAGGGCGTCAGGCCCAGCGCCTCTTGTAGAACTATTTAACTTTGCTGTGTCTACCTTCAAGGCTGCACAGGGACGTAAGCTTAGCTCTATGGAATGCCACGACTTGATGTGCTTCATTGGTCAGATCGTTGTCGTAGGTGGTGTACGCCGCTCAGCTATGATTTCTCTGTCTAACCTGAGTGATGACCGTATGCGTCACGCTAAGTCAGGGCAGTGGTGGGAGACAGCTGGGCATCGTGCCTTAGCTAACAACTCTGTATCATACACTGAGAAGCCAGACATGGAAACATTCATGCGTGAGTGGCTTGCATTGGTTGAGTCCAAGTCTGGTGAGCGTGGTATCTTCAATCGTGAAGCATCCAAGAAGCAAGCAGCTAAGTTTGGCAGACGTGACCCTAACTATGAGTTTGGTACAAACCCTTGTTCTGAAATAATCTTGCGCCCATATCAGTTTTGTAACTTAACGGAGTGCGTAGTACGTGCTACAGATACACTGAAGGATCTTGAGCGTAAGGTTAAGCTGGCTACTATCTTGGGTACTATCCAGTCTACTATGATTAAGTTCCCCTACCTACGTAAGGTATGGCAGAAGAACACTGCAGAAGAACGGTTGCTTGGTGTGTCTATGACAGGTATTATGGACAACCCATTAATGACATCATCTAACAACGGATTGGATAAGACCCTTGAGCATCTACGATCCATTGCTGTGGCTACTAATGCTGAGTGGGCTGAACTTCTTGGCATCCCTGCTAGTGCTAGTATCAGCTGCGTTAAACCTTCGGGTACGGTATCACAACTGGTTGATTCCGCTAGTGGTATTCACGCTAGGCACAGCCCCTATTATATTCGTACTGTCCGTGGTGATAACAAAGATCCTCTGACACAGTTTATGATTGACCAAGGTATCCCTAACGAGCCTTGCGTTATGAAGCCTGACTCTACTGTAGTGTTTAGCTTCCCTGTCAAGTCTCCTGAGCAGGCTGTAACACGTAATGATATGACTGCTGTAGAGCAGCTTGAGTTGTGGCTCACCTATCAGCGACACTGGTGTGAGCATAAGCCAAGCGTGACTATCTCAGTTCGTGACAGTGAGTGGATGGCTGTGGGTGCGTTTGTCTATGAGTACTTCGATGAGATGTCAGGTGTGTCATTCTTGCCCCACTCAGATCATACTTACCAGCAAGCACCCTATCAGGATTGCACTAAGGAAGAGTACAAAGAGATGCTCTCTAAGATGCCAGCTAAGATTGACTGGGAGCTTCTCAATGAGTACGAGAGCGAGGACAACACAGTGTCAATGCAGACTATGGCCTGCTCTGGTGACAGCTGTGAGATCGTAGACCTAGTGTAACCCCAGCACCTAAGCATGTGTATAAACTGCTTACTTAGGAGATACTATGTATACAATAATAACTCGTGACCAGTGTAACTTCTGTGATGACGCTAAGTCTCTCTTACGAGGGCGAGGCTTCCCATACGCAGAGTACAACATACAATCAGCTAGCTCTAAGTGGGTGTTGACATTGCTTAAACGATCTAGTATTACTACAGTACCTCAAGTGTTCAATCCAAAGGGAGAGTTGATTGGGGGTTACATAGAACTAAAGGTACTACTACAGGGGGATGAACGCTAATGCAGTTAGACTTCTTTAAGGATGAACCTCCTGAATCTAATAGAGACCCTACTATGCGTATGTGTAAGAAGTGTAACCAAGAGAAATCACTTGATGACTTTAATGCTATATACTATAGAAAGAATGGTGACCCTACTAAGGGCTATCGCTGTGCTGACTGTCAACAAGAACACTCTCGTACTGTAGCTATACTAAAGAAGCTACACCCAAAGCCCAATGATAATGTGTGTGAGTGTTGTGGTGATGTAGCTGAGAAGATGTGCTTAGACCATAGCCATGTTACTGGTGCGTTCAGAGGGTGGGTATGTGAGGGGTGCAATCATAGTATGGGTAAGTCAGATGACAACCCTGATAAGTTAATCAAACAAGCGGAGTATTTACGTGCAAGAAGAACTAATTAAGCCAAGACGTACACGCCGTAAGACAACATACAAGGGTGCAGCATCTAAGCCTACCTCTGGCATAGTACCTAAGACTGACAATCAAGGTAAGCTAATCAATGCCATTGCCTCTAGCAAGCAGGTGCTTATCCTTGGCCCTGCTGGTACTGGTAAGACTTACGTTACAGCTACATGTGCAGCAGACTTGTACACACTTAAAGAGATTGATAAGATTGTTATCACACGCCCTCACGTAGCAGTAGGTAAAGACATTGGGTTCCTACCAGGTACACTAGAAGAGAAGGCACAACCGTGGGCGTTGCCTGTGCTAGACGTACTAGTGAAACACTTAGGGCGTGGCGCTGTTGATACAGGTATAAAGAACGGTAACATTGAAGTAGCTACTCTGGCGTTGATGCGTGGGCGTAGCTTTGACAATGCGTTTATCATTGTAGATGAAGCACAGAACATAGACATACCAGAGATCAAGATGTTGTTGACACGTGTAGGAGAAGGCAGTACTATTGTACTCAACGGCGACATCCAACAGTCAGACTTGAAGGGTACGTCTGGTCTAGCTAAGATCATTCATCTATCTAAGAAGTACATGCTTGATGCACCCGTAGTAGAGTTTGGCGTTGATGACATTGTGCGTAGTGGTATCTGTGCTGAGTGGGTCAAGGTGTTTATGAAGGAAGGCCTGTAGTTAGTGCTTGACAGCTATACACCTATATGTTAAACTCTCCTAGTTAACATTGTTTGGGAGTGTTATGGTACTTAATATAGAAGAAGAAGCTAAGCGTTTCATTGCACTGAAGAAGAGAGAGTTTGTCACTGAGTTAGATAAGATGTACACTACCACATCTGACTACCTAGTGTATCACTTACACCCTTCTGATGAGAGAGAGTACGCTATAAAGGCTCTACAAGAAGCAGTGCTCTGGTCTAAGAGTTGTTTAGATAAACACGGCATACAGTAAAACTAGAAAGGGGAGCCTAACAGCTCCCCTCTTTTTATTTCTTTTCATCTAGCTTTCTATAGTCTTCTCGAACCTCTACATAACCAACAAAGAGTTTTAGCTGGTGATCCTCTAACTCATTTAGATCTTCTTCAATACCAAACTCTTTAGCGTACTGTTTCAACCTAGTCTTATTGGCATACTCCCCAGCCCCTAACTTATATAGCATTAAAGTACGAGTGTCTTTAGGATCAAAAGACCTAGAAAGAATATCTTTTACGAGAGCCTTACTCTCTCTTAAGCGCTGGTATATATAGCTCTTACGCTGCGCTGGTGTACCTGCTTTCCACTTTGTAGACTCTATAAGTGATGCAAACTCATACTCAAGTATAGGCGATATGATACGCTGTACATCGTTACGAGCTTCAGGGATAGACGATCTTATATCAGTCTTCCAGTTAGGTATACCAGCCTCACCAAACGCTTTCTCTGTACTAGACAACGCACTATTGAAACGTATACCAAAGACCTTACTTATAGGTACTTGCGCTCTATCTGTAGTGATAGCATTGTATTTCTCACCCGGCTTTGTGTATAGTTCCATAGCCTCAAGCAACTCATCCGCATAACGTACAGACTTGTTAACCCACTCAGAGCCTTGCCTACGGTCTGGAGCTATGTATGCATCCCCCTTAACCATAGCAGCAGTTAAGTTAACAGGATCTAAGAAGCGGGTATAACCTGAGGCGTACATAGACGTAGTGCCTTGGATAACTTTAAGCAGAGCTTCTTTGACCTCAACATCTTCTGTAGTCATAGCCTCCACTAGCAAGTCGAAAGAACCCTTGATCGTATCATCAAGCTGACGGGTCATGTTTCCTGGGCCTAGCACAGTCACGATCTCTCTAAATAGATCTTCAGGTACTGTCCCATCTCTGTGGAAGTGAGCCGCCATACGCCCTATACCCTTGTAGAATATGTAAGGGAAGTCATATAGACGGTTGCGAATAGACCCGTCTGAGGATCGAGAGTTATACCAAGGCAGACCCTCTTCTAGGTAATCCTTTTCGTAGTTATAGGCTGCGCCCATAAAGGCAAGACCAACAGCTGTCTTACTAGCTAGATCTCCTACGTCCCGTGTACCACCCATAAAGAGCCTGTGCGTAAGGCTTATACCTGAGTGGTCCATCATGTGTGCAATGGTGTTGTTAAAGAACTGCCCGAATGGTATCATAGCTCCAACGAGAGGCAGTCGGCTTACCTCTTCAACCATGCCAGCAATCTTACCTAGCGTTGTGCTGGAGTCTGCATAGCTCTTAGAGAATACATTACGCAGTGCGTCTTGAGATGCGGCACTTATAACTTCAGCGTAGTCATCCCCCATCATCTTCTTCCACATGTCAGGGTCTTGTAAAAACTCTTTGTATGACATATTATATTTAATACGCATCTGTTTATCTACAGCATACATAAACTCTTGAGACTTAGTAGCAACATCCTGTAGCTTAACGCCATAGACAAGCTGGATCTTATCCATAATCTTATCTAGTTTGTTACGGCTGATAGTGTTTACTGCGCCACTACCTAAAGACTCACTAGCTATCTCTGAGAACTCTTCTAGTTGAAGCTTACGTGACAACTCCTCTATGTCAACACCACCTGCCATATAGCGCAGCATATCTTTTTGAGCCTGGGGGTTGAACGCCAAGATGTCCTGGAAGGCTTCGTAAGTCATGTTAGGGTCTAGTAAGTTACGAGCCTTTTGTTTCTGCAGGGAGAACATAAGCCCTGCTTTCTTAGCGTAGGCAGCTGCACCTTCTCTGTTAAACATAGCAGCGTTCAGAATAGAAGCGCCACCAAAGAGAGTACCACGAACAATATCAGTAGCACTCTGTAAAGAACTTGCAGTAGACCAGCCCACTAAGTTAAGCGCAGTAGTACCAGGGTGTGTAACAAGCATACGAATAAGGTTACGCTGCATGTAGTTAGCTGTACCCAGTATTCCTTCACGTACTTTAGTTGTAACGCCAGGGGTTTCAACCTTGATAAGCTCTTCGATTAGTTCCCCTGCTTCAGCGTCAGGTTTGATCTCACGTATCTTGTTGAAGACACTAGAAGCATTACGTACAATAGCCATCTTCTTAGCGGCGTCACTGATCTCACTAGCTACCAAGTCTAAGGCTGTACCTGTTATTGTATTACCGTCTGCGTCCTTTATAGTAGCCTGTTCAAATAGCTTCTTGCCTTTGTAAAGATCTACATTTGCACCTAGTGTGTCATCGAAGATGTCTGACAACTGAGCCTTTACGTTATCAGGCATGGCTACCATAAGATCACTCATCCAGTTCAGGAAGCCATCTTGAGGGTCACGCTTAGTCCAGTACTTGATACCGTTGTCAGCTAGGCTAGTAGATATACCCTTAAAGAAAGCATCTTGCCACACTAAGTCATCAGGAATGTAATCGCCTTGTTCTACTTCACGTAGTGGTACACCTCGTGCAGCTTTATCCTTTAGTGTCTCCATCATGTCACGGAAACCAGTTAAGCTAGCCTCAAAGCCATCCATGTCTAAATCTTTTAAGGTTTGTGCTGGCTCACCTGCTATCTTACGAGCATTAGCTAGGTGTTCCTGTGCTTGATAGAACCGCATAGCACCCAAAGATGATAGGTCAGCTTCATCCAAGTTAAAGCCACGTGCAAAAGAGTAGCCTACACCCATACCTATAGCACCACCAGCGGCAGCGAAGCCACCTTGCATCATGTTGTAACCGTCTTGCAGGTCTACGTCATCCATAATGTTCTGATAGATAGCGTCCATACCAACACCAGCTACAGTTTCCGTAAGCCCTACACCAATAGCTTCTCTACGTGCTGCCTGTTTAGTAGCCGCTAGGAAAGTCTGTTGCTCTGCCGTTTGTGCACCCGCTTTAAGAGATGCACTAGCCAGAAGCTTGTTTGTTTGTATACGTTCTTGTTGTTGTACAGCCAGACGTGCTCCCTCTGAAGCGCCTTTCTTTTTAACTATATCTAAAGCAGTGGATCGTGCTGCTTGTTTAGCTACTAGTCCCGCTGCTTTACTAGCCCCATAACCTGCAAACCTACCTGCGGCTAGTCCTATTAACCACATAGGGTCAACAATCAAAGCACGAGCGTAATCACCTACAGCGTCAATCTTCTCCATAGATGAAGTACCCTTAGAGAAAGCACCCTTCATAGAGTCAAAGGTGTCGTAGGCTGAGGCTGCTTGTGTCATAAGCCGGGTACGTTCTGCTTTATCTTTTGTACCTTTAATCTTATTCAGGTAGGCAAGCTCCTCAAAGGTAGTTACAGACTGCCCAGCGCCAAACTTACGCATGTGGTTAACATAAGAATCAACTACTTTCTGCCTGCCATGTACGCCTTCAGTCATACCAAAGTGATTCTCCATATAAGGAGCAAGCCTAGCATATACGTCATCCCTAGTTAGATCACGCACACCTTCAGGGTCAGCACCCGGCTCTAACATAGTGTCAGTCTGGTTGTCTACTCTACCGTTTACATTAGCAGCCATAGCCTTACTGAAAAGACTTTGAGCATTATCTTCTTCTTCTTCAGGCTTAACCTCTACGTTATTAGCTAAAGCCTCATTGAACAGAGCAGAACTATCCATTTACAGACCCATTTCTTTTTGTACTATAACGCTGCCATATTTCTTGACTAGCATATCCAACAAACTTGAGTCACCACTTAGCTCATTAGCTTTCTGTGCTCTCTTAAGTCTAGCCTTATCACTTGCTGTCATACCTTTAGGCTTAAGGGGTTTCTTAGGTCTGGTCACTAAAGGCTCAGGCTCTACAGTTTTCTCTACCTCAGCTTCTTTACGCAGGTCAGAGATCTTATCCTTAAGAGCTTGTAAAGCTACAACCCTATTTCTCTGTCCTTCATTCTTCATAATACGCTCCTCTAAGGTCTCCTCAAAGAGGGCTGCTATAGAGGCATTTATTTTATCTTGAGTGTCAAACAGAGACTGGTGAATTCTCTCAGGTAGCTCAGTCAAGAAACGTAATGATTTTGAGATAGACTCTGTTGTGGCGTTCTCTAAGTTATCGGGTACATCTCCAGGGAACTCGGGTTTAAACTCTTCGCCTGATAGCTTCGCCCTAGCCGCTGCAATTATTTCAGCGTTAGTCAATGCTACTCCGTTTACCCCCCCTAGTCTTTGTGACTCTTCACCTATTCCTACCATCTCCATAAGTGAAACAATGGGATTTTCTGGACCCGTAAACCAGTCCAAGAAACCAGCTTTAACCTCCTCCTCAACTTCATCAGGCACTACCTCATCAGTGTTGAGTTGCATGTATTCCTTCCAACCCATAGCGGCAATGTCTGCTGCTCTCTCAGAGTAGAGGTCTGCGTTCTCTTGTAGTTGACGGGACCATGCTTCAGAGGAATCCCCTTTAGAAGATCCAAACAGACCCCTACTAAAGTCTATAACTGAAGACATAGCATTTGATAGACCAGATTTAGCTACGTCCATATAGGTATAGCCTTTAGTATTTACGTAGTCACTAGTCCTGCTTAAGAAGTCAGTTACTTTCTCTCCTCTTATTACGGCATCGGACAACTCATCAGCGTCTGCAGGCAGTAGGTATGAGCTATCCTTCCAGCTATCGTCAGATGGAATTGTGTCCATGCCCACTAGGCCTTGGTCAACAGCAGGAGTCATCAGTGGGGAAATCCACTTCTGGAACCTAGCTTCCATAGCACTGCGGTCAGGTACTGTATTAACTGAGGTATCTGTTTCACTTGAAACTGCTTCTACTTTGGGTGCTTTATAGGTATCAATAAAGCCCTGCTTGACTTCTACTGTAGTACCATCAACTACAATAGTATCACCTACTTTTATATCACCCTTATTTACAGCAGCTTGTATTTGATCCTGAGTATAGGTAGCTGCCTTCTTTGGTACTGGAGGTTCACCCGCTGGAGTTTCACCTGCTGGAGTTTCACCTGCTGGAGTTTCACCTGCTGGAGTTTCACCTGCTGGAGGTTGACCACTTTCTGCTGTCGTAGGGATATCTTCGCCTGCTGTTAGTGCGCTGTAGGTAGTCCTGAAATAGTCACCCAACAAGAAGTTATTGCTTACTGAACCCAATCTATTAGCTTCTATACCTTGTAAGTAGGTAAGGAAAGCACCACCTTCATACTCAGGGTTACTGATATACCTAGCCATAGCTTCGCCTTCGTTAGTCTTTGCTATTGTTACTAGTTCTTTAAGTTTATCATGTTTTGCTGTTAAGGTCTGCCGTGCCTCAGCACTAAGGCTCGTAGAAGCCAAAGCTGTTGAAAGCTCATCCATCTGGCGGCTAATACTAGCGTTAAATTGTTCTCCTACAGTCGCCCTTACAATATTTAATTCACTAGGGCTAATAGGCTTAGGTGGTAGCTTAATTCCCAGCGGCTTACCTGCCTTAGGTCCAGAGCTAGCCGCAATACGAATTAAGTCTTGTCCACTATACCCACCGTAATAGTCAGCGTTAATAACTTCGTCTTCCAGAGCACGAGCATCTAAGCCTAGCATAGCACCCAACATACCAGTCTTACGTTTCACTGGGTCTGACTCAGACTTGTAAAGACCATACGCACGATTAATAACAGTCTCTAAGTCTTCCTCTGGGTTACTATTTACAAAGTCTACGGCAGATGTTTCAAGCTCTTTGATGTCGGCTGGTGTTAAGTCAGTACGCTTAAGTACCTGCTCTGCAAAGTCATACATACCACGAACACCACTCTTAGTTGTGATACCCGTTACAAACTCCTTAGAAAAACCAAAGTTCTGAAGCCTATTAGCAACTGAAAGTGCATCGTTTGCTTTACTTTCAATGTCTACTACAGCCTTTGTACCGTAGGTCTGCAAGTAGTCCTTACGTTTCTCAGCTTTCGCTCTGTAGTACTCACGGTCTTTTTCTATTAGTTCCGACAAGGTAGTGCCGAAGCCTGCCATAAATCCTGCTGCCATAGTATTAACCCCTTGCCATCAAGCCACGTGGTGCTTCCTCAACGGGAGCTTCCATCATAGGCATTTCTTCTGTGTCTTGTTCTTCTTCTTCTTGAGGCTCAGCCATCATAGTCTCTACTTGGCGCATAAACTCTTCACCAGTATCTTCTGACTCTGGGTCCAGAGCGTCTAGCTTCTTACGTAGCATTGCAAGAACTAGCTTGTCTTCTTTCTCTTTATCTTCAAACTCAGAAGGCTCATCACCTGTCTTGTAGTCTAGCCCAGCTTCCTCAGCGATAGAAACTAACTCCTCAAACACTACATCACCAATGATTAAGCTTACATCTACAGAGTGGATACCCTCCATCTGCGCTGTAGTTAATGCTGTTTTAGCTAATGCCCGTAGAGGGACACCCATCTGGATAAGCTCTAGGATGTTGTCGAGGGACTCAGGGGAGCTTAACCCGTCCATGTGAAACTTGATAGCCTCACGTGGGTCAGAGATCTCAGCTGGGCGTTCCCAAGGGTAGTTCTTAGGAGTATCCGTAAGGGATTGACCTGCTATAGGAGCGTTTAATAATTCAGACATTAACCGTTACCTTCCATTAAGGAGTCTCTAAGTCCTCGTAGTAGAGCCTTCACTTCGTCAATACCGTACTTAGCAGCATTACCGCTATCGTAGTATGACGCTCCAGCTTTCTTATTACCCTTAGCTAGATCATAGGGTAGAGGCATTGAGGCAAACTCTCTAGCCAAACCATACATGGCATCCTCAATACTAGAGTCTCCTCCAGTCAAGTAATCCCAAGTCTTTCTAGTATTAGCTTTACCTGTAAATAAATACTCGCCTAGCTGTGTTTGAGTAGCCTCATCAAATACAGCATCATCTGAAATGCCCAGCGCCTTTTGTGCTTCGAGTAGAGTATCAGGTATCATTTGAAACTTACCTACAGCAAACAGGCGGTCTGGGTTATTAGGGTCATTTATAGCTTGATACTGTTTAATCTCTGCTAAGGTCATATCAGATAGCTTCTTACCACCACGCTCTGCAACCTTAGTGCTACCTATGATTTCATCGTTGATAGTGCCACGGTTGGCTGCGTCTAAGCTACCACCGTAACTCTCACCACCGCTAATAAAAGACATAAGAGTAGCTAAGCTTGTCACATCTTTAGTAGGTGCAAAGTAAGTAGCCCCTGTAAGCTCAGACAGTTCACCACGCTGGGCTTGTGAATCCATAGCGTCTACTCGTGCATCAATGTCTTCAGCTTGGTAGGCATCAAACGTCATAGGTGTACGCTCTTCACGTATAGTACCAAGGTAGTCACTAATGTACTGCTGTATATCGTAGTCCTCAGGGCCAGCGTCAATGACCTTACGAGACATGATACCACTAGCACTCTTACTAAGCCCACCTATACTGGGCATCTCTGTAGCTTGTGCTACGATCTTATCTGCTAAGCTAATCTCTGCCATGTCTTTTCTTTCTTATTTAATTTAGTATAATGCCTTTACCAGCAGAGGCACTCATGTAGTTCAATCCACCCTTAAGAAGAGTAGCAAATAAACCGCCTGCTCCTTGAGCGTCTGCATACGCAGCTTGAGCATCAGCTTTTAACTCTGCTACAAGAACAGTAGCTATACGATCCGCTGCGCTCTCACCAGACGCATAAGCAAAGCTCATAACGTCACGCTCCTTCTGCCAGTAGGCGTCCAGGTTAGTAGCTGTCAGTGCATTAATAGTCTTAGCGAAGTTCATATTGCTTTCGTTCTGTGCAGCTTGGTTAGCTGTAGATAAAGTCTGACGCCACTGAGCATTCGATTGAGCAATGAGTAGTCCGTTCTGTGCGTTAAACAAGTCACGCTGTTGCTGGATCTCAGAGTTAAACTCACGCAGTGCATTCACAGAGTTAATGTTGAATTGATCCATAGCGTTCTGCTGTGAGGCGTTGAACTGTGATGTCTGACTACGTAGGTTAGCGAAGTACTGATCTGTTTGGTTCTGGCTTGTGGCGTTGAACTGTGCAGCTGCGTTCTCTGCAGCCTGGTCAGTAAACAACGCTTGAATGTTCTGCTGTGACTTAAAGATAGCAGTCTGTTGATCGTTAGCCAGGTTAGTCATGTCCATCTGCAAGAAGCTCTGAGCGTTCTGTACTGCAGCCTGTTGACGATTGTTAAGGTTAGCCATATCTAAGTTAGACAGAGCAGCAGCCTCAGCCATCACCATAGCTTGACGATTAGACAGGTTGTTTAGGTTAACCGTATTAGCTGCACGTGCATTCTCAAGAGCAATGTTCTGCTCAGCAGAGAAGTTCATGTTAGCGATGTCACCAATACGTGCTGAGTTCTGTACTCGTGCTTGGAACGCTTGGTCAAACTCCATACCTAGGAAGGTAGCACGTTGTTGTGCAGAGAGCATAGCACGTTGCTGACGGTTTGTCAAGTTCTGGGATTCAAACTGAGCCTGTACTTGAGCGTCCATCTGAGCGATAGGTAGTGCAGCTTCCATTGTAGCTTGAATGACAGCCTGACCAGCTAAGCTAGACGCACCCAAGCCACGAGCAGAGAGTGTAGCCATAGCTGTACGCATAGAGCCTGCAGCCCATGCAGGTGTATTACCACCCTCGAACTGCTGCATTAGTCCTTCTAGTTGTCCCTGTACAGTAGCCTGTGCGCTGGGCGTTGCAGTTTTAGCTTGGACTTGCTCAGTGAAGGCAGCAGCACTAGCAGCATTAGCTACAGGATCAATGAGTTCCCCTGTTTGTGGTTCTCTAGGGGCA